ATTACGTGAATTTGGCCGAAGAGCAGCAGTTGCTCTCGGGTGATGGAACGGGCGAAAATCTGCACGGTTTTCTGGTGCAGGCGACAGCCTTTCAGGCGAGCCTCGTGCATGGCTCGTGGAACAAGAACGACATCATCGGCCGGGCCATCCAGCAAATCATGGCGGCCAAAGAAATGCCGCCGACGTTCTGCGTGCTGCACCCCAATGACTGGTGGGATATCCGGCTGACGAAAGACGCTTATGGACACTACATCCTCGGCGATCCCCAGCAGGGCGCGCTGGCCAATCTGTCGTTCGGCGAAGTGTCTCCCGCGCAGAACATCTTCGGGCTGCAGGTGGTCCCGACCACGAATATTGCGGTGGGCACGTTCCTGATTGGCACCGGCAACGTAGTGGCGGCCGAGATCAGAGACAGACTCGAAATGCAGATTGATATCAGCACCGAGCACGCCTCGTTCTTCACGCAGAACTTAATCGCGATACGGGCCGAGAAACGTCTCTGCCTGATCGTGCGCCGTCCCGCGTCGTATGTGACCGGCACCTTCACCACATCCCCGTAGGGTGCAGCCATCCGGCAGCGGCCTTTCCCTGCGGGGTTCGGGGCCCGTCATTTACCGCTATGCATGGCGGGTCCCGTCCAGGTCTCATATGCGAATCGTTGCCAACACCCAGCTGACCGGCATCTACGGCACCGTCGTCGCGGGCGAGGAATTCGACTGTCCGGACGGTACGGCGCTGGAATTGCTGCGTCTGGGCCGGGCGCGCAGAGTGGCGCCCCCGGCCGTGCGTTACGAAACCAAAGTCATCGTGCCCGAAGCTCCCGAGGTAAGCGCGCGGGAGGGCTTTCGTCACCTGCGTGTGCCTGACAAGAAATCGGCGAACGTGGCTCCCGAAGGCCATCGACTGCTGGCGCGGCCAGACATACCGAAACAGCGAACTGCTCATTCTCGCGGACGGAGATGATGTGCGCGACCTGGTTCCCGATCATCCGCGCATTCGACTGATTCACCTCGAAGGTAAACCCGTGATCGGCAACAAGCGTAACTACGGCTGCCAGCGCGCCGCCGGCGAGATCATCGCGCACTGGGATGACGATGACTGGTCGGGTCCTGAGCGGCTGCGGACGCAGGCTGCGACCCTCGCAGAGACCGGGAGCAGCGTCACCGGCTTTCGGACTATGCGATTCACTGATGGCGAGGTGTGGTGGAACTATACCGGGGCTCCGGATTTTGTGGTCGGCACTTCGCTGATGTATCGCAGGGCCTGGTGGGCGCGCTGCCCGTTCAACTCTTTGCAAGTGGGCGAAGACAATGCTTTCGTCAAAGCGGCAGCTGATGCCGGGCAGCTGGCGGCGCGCGAAGCGGGCGGGTTGATGTACGCGACGATTCACCCCGGCAACACCAGCCCGCGCACGATGGGCGCGGCCTGGACAAGGGAAAACTGAGCGATGACCGGACAGGGCTTCGGCTACGGCTATGGATATTACGGCTATGGATATTACGGCTTCGGCTACAACGGCTACGGCTACAACGGGTATCCGCGGTATCCGTATTCCACGAAGATTCTCACCAGCCAGTCGCCGCCGCAGTCATTTGCTGAGCCACTGAGTATTGCCGAAGTGAAGACGTTTCTGAAACTGCCGCCGCGCACTCCGCCCGATCCCAATGAAGACGCCGAACTGACTGCTCTGTGCGTCGCGGCGCGGCATCAGGCCGAGATCTGTCAGGGCCGGGATCTGGTCGTCAAGCAGTGGGATCTCTGCATGGATTACTGGCCCAGCTACTTCATCACGCTGGGCGCCAAGCTGCGGTCAGTGGACCTTGTGCAGTTCCGTGATTACCTCGGCGAATTCACCACCATGACCGAAGGAACTGATTACGTCATCGACATGAACAAGGAACCGGGCATCATCGTCCCGCCTTATAACGCCTTGTGGCCGGTATATACCGCGTGGCCGACTTCTTCGCTGCTGATTCGTTTCACCTCGGGCTTCGATACCGATGATCAGTGGTGGGCGGCCGACGGCCAGAACGTGAAGCAGGGCATGAAAATGCTGGTCGGCGAGTGGTTCCAGAAGAAGCTGCCGTTCCTGACCGGGGGTTCTGCGGTGCAGGAATACCCGTACGGGCTTTCCTGCATGCTGCGGCAAGGGGCGATTATCAATGTCATCTGATTTGTCTGTCATCGTTCCGTCGAGGACGCTTTCCAATCTGATTCCGTGCGTGGCCGCCGTGCGTCAGCATGATCCGCATCCCCGGATTATCTGGGTTGACGACCGCGACGAAGAGGTGAAGAAGGCGCCGGATGAGGACGATGGCAGCGAACTGCAGCAGGCGCTCGATCACGGCCTCTGGGTCGTGCGGGGAGCGAAACCGTTCTGTTTCGCCCGCAATGTGAATCTGGGGATCAGGGCGGCCGGCGAAGACGACGTGGTGGTTCTGAACGATGACGCTCTGCTCAAAACGCCGCTTGGCTTTACGGACATGCAGAAAGTCGCCCGGCTCAAGCTGGATTACGGCGTGATCGGGGCGGTCACCAACGTAACCGGGCAAATCCTCCAACATCCGCAAAATGTCGGCCTGCGCAAAGTTTCGCACTTCGCCTTTGTGGCCGTTCTGATTCCGCGGACAACGATCGATCGTGTCGGGCTGCTCGATGAACGGTATTGCCTCGATTATGGTGTCGAGGACCGCGATTATTGCGAGGCCTGCCGCCAGGCGGGACTGAAGGCCGGCATTTACGACTGGTGCTATGTGGACCACCAGTCACTCAAAAGCACTTATCGCGGCCATCCCCATCTGGCGCGCGATTACTCGCAGAATAAGGGCCTGTTCGATCAGAAGTGGGGCGCAGGCGTCTGGAACGCAACCGCATGATTTACGGAATGCTGCGGGTGAAGAATGAAGCCCGCTGGATTGAACGCGTGGTGAAGTCGCTCCAGCCGGTCTGCCAGCAAATCTTCGTACTCGATGACCACTCTGAAGACTCGACGCCGGAAATCTGCGCAGATCTCGGCTGCACTGTCTTCCACTCGCCGTTCGATGGCGTTCATGAGGCGCGGGACAAGGACTATCTTCTCGAAAGAGTCTGGCTGGCGGGCGCGCGGATCGGCGATCACTGCCTGATGGTCGACGGCGACGAGGCGCTGCATCCGGCAGACGTTCCGGCAATCCGCCAGGCCGTTTTGGAAGGTCTGCCCTGCTGCAATCTGCATATCGTTTACCTGTGGGACCGCGAAGACCAGATTCGCGTCGACCGCTGGTACAAAGAGTTTCGCCGCCCTTCGCTGTTTCGCCTTGTCAGCCGCGATCTTACCTTCCGGCGCACTGTCTTCGGCGGCAACTTCCACTGCTCATCGGCGCCGGCCCAGCTGCTCTCGACTCAGTACGCGATCCAGGCGCGGCTGCTGCACTTTGGCTATCTGCACCGTGAGGACCGGGTGCGGAAATATCACTGGTACAACCAGATGGACCCCAATAACCAGCTGGAAGACGGCTACCGGCATATGGTCATCGGCGATTTGTTTCCGGCTTCTTCGTCATTCGTCTGGGCCGGGCCGCTGCAACTGGAGGTACTGCCATGTTTACCCTGACATCGAGGCGCGGCGACATATTCGCCGACCAGCTGCTGCTGGATGCCGGCGAGATGGTCCACCAGGTCACGCTGCTGCAGCAGGTCGATTCCAGCGACGAAGGCGGGCCGATCGTGAGCACGACCCCGTTTGCCACGGTTTACGCCAAAATCGACTTTACCAGCGCAACCGACGTGGTGCGCGGCGGCCAGACTGTAACCGAGACGCTTCTGACCGTATCGATGTGGTATCTGGACGGCGTGCTGCCCAGTATGCAGGTGCAGGCACAGAACGGAATCTACATCATCCGCGGCATTCTCAACGTGCTCAATATGAACGTAGTTTTGAAGCTGGAATGCCTTCTGCTTCGCAGCGCCGGCCAGCCTTCCACGCCGGGAACCGCAGTCTTCGACAGCGCGATCTATGACACCAACAAGTTTCAGTAAGGGAGAAATCATGAACGAAGAAAACAATGCAGCAGCAGTCGAAACAGCCAAAGAAGCCGACGTGTTTCCGCTGGATGACGCTGCTCTCGAAAGTCTGGCGCAATTCGATCAGCAGGAGCAGCAGATTATGGGTGCGCGCATCGGTGTCCTGACTCTGTTTACGCGGATTCATAAACTGCAGGGCAACTGGCAGCTGGCGCAGAACCGGCGCGAACTGGTGAAGAAGCAGGGCTGAGCCATGGTCGCAAGGAAGCCGATCGTAATGGCGGTTGCAGCGCCGAAAGCGACGCCCAAAGGGACGTGGCCGACGGTCCCGGTAATCCCGGCTGCGGTCGCGCCCGGCGACACCATCAAATCCACATGGGCCAACAGTATTGCGGCATGCCTGTCCGATCTGTGGACCAATCTGCAGGCCGTTGCGTCAGTCGCCCCACTGCCCGTTTATGCCAACAATGCCGCGGCGAAAGCCGGTGGTCTGGCAGCAGGAAGCCTTTACCGCACTGGCGCCGATCCCGACCTGACAGCCGTCGTTCATTAGGAGGAATTACATGCCAACGCCAACCCAGCACTGGCCGGTCACCCCGGTAATACCGGGCACGGTTCAGCCCGGCGATACGGTCGAAGCCGATCATGAAAATCAGAGCGTTCAGGCGCTGAATGATCTGTGGACCAATGTGCAGGCAGCGGTGCCGATTACGCGCCAGGTCATCGCGGGCGCCGGGCTCGCGGGTGGCGCCGCGCTGTCGGCGGACGTGACGCTGACGGCGAATGTGCTGAGTGTTTTCGGGCGCACGGGCGCGGTTGTGCTCACCCCTGCCGACATCACGGGAGCAGGCGCGATAGTCACCGCGACGGAGTTCAGCGCGACGGCGGCCGGCGCAGCCCTCGCGTTTGCCACGCCCTCCAACACGGCCACCATCACCGGCGCAGGCGACGCCACGTTCCACAGTGCCACCAGCGGCGGTTTGCCAGTGCTGACGGCGCTGACGCCGTGGACGACCGACATAGACGGCGGAAACCACAACCTTTTCGATGTAGCCAGCGTTTCAGTGGGAACCGCCGCCGCAGGCGGATTCTCACTCACCCCAGGACCAGCCGGCCGCCCAACCGTCATGCCGTTGGCAGCCAATACGGCCCTCGTCATACGCACCTTTCCCAGCGGCACCGGAGGACAGGCGCAGATAACTTTTGCCAACAGTTCCGACCAGAGCAACTATTCAGGGTTGACAGTGACCACCTTTGCAAACATCGCGCAGATTAACGTAGGTTCCGTTGGCACGCC